GAAAGCCCATTCCGCACCAGTGACGCTGCATTTCGTCCATGAATGCCGTCATCTGCTTGACGGTCATCAGGCGGGTCACCGGCAGGTCCAGGTGTTCCATCGCTTCAAGCTTGGTCTCGTAGTCAAGCGGGCGCATCGTGCGGTCATAGCTCAGCCGGAAGGCCTCGTTCTCCGCCCTCAGGATCGGCACCCCGAAATGAAGCTTGCAGTAGGCGCGCACGTTCTCGTGCGTCCGGTCGCCAAGCTGGCGGGACACATCGGTGAACCACCGCTGGGCAAGGCGGTTCTGCTTGTCGCGCCGTGGGTCGCCCTGCGTAATCGTGACGGTGAGCGGGTACTTGGTCCGCGCGCCGATCAGTCGCGCCAAAGCGTCAATGTCATCGGGGGAGCGGAGAACGCGTGTCGCCATGTCACCCGCTCCCCACAATTGCCCATTCGTCGATCATCACGCTGCGCACCTCGGCCGGTGTCGCGCCGGTCTGCTCTGCTGTCATCTCTAGGCAGAGCGTCACATCATCCTCAGTCAGGAATGGTACGATGCGCTTTGTGGCCGCCTCGTTCTCGGCGTAGGCCTCGCGGATCTCCTTGGGTGTCGACATCAGATCGCGTCCTTGTCCTGCCAAACGCGCACGCCGTCGATCTGGGCGGTCTTGTAGTTACGGCGGACGTACTCCTCGATGAAAGCGGTCATGGCGGCCCGGTCGTTCTTGGCAATCCAGTGCAGTGCGGCCCTGTGGTCTTCAATCTCATGCTTCGTCACGGTGCGGAGACCTTTGACCGCGGCGGCGCCCTTCTTTGCTTCCTGCGCGGCCTTGGTGGCGGCGCGGGCTTCATCCAGCTTGGCCTGAGCCTCACGCTGCGCTTCAATGTCAGCGGCATCTGCGCGGCGGGCGGCTTCCTCGGCCTCTCGGCGCTTGCGGGCGGCTTCGGCGGCAGCTTGGCGCTCTGCCTCCGCCTTCTCGGCGGCCAGCTTCTTTTTGAAGTCACCCACCAGGGCAGCGAGGCCCTTCTTGATGCGGGTCAGATCCTCCAGCGTCGGCGCAAAGCGGGCCTTGGCTGCCTTCCACTGGTCATAGAGCGGCTTGGCTTCGCTTTCCTCTGCGGCCTTAACGGCCTTTTCAGCGGCCTTGATTTCCTTTGCCAAGGCGTCAACGGCCTTCATCTGCCCTTCGTCAGTAACGGCCTCTCCGTCCAGCCAGCTTTCCGCCTCTTCGATGAAATCACCGTAGGGGGCCAGAGCCTCGTCGAGAGGATCAGGGGCCTGGTTATGGCCGATCTTTGCGTGTGCGTTCATGGTCCTGCTCCTCAGTACGGAATCTCGTCGTCGTCGAGTAGGGACGAGGGGGTGGGCTTGTTGGCCTGCTTCCAAGTTTCAATCTCAGCCTCGACACGGGCGGCGAACTCAGGGGCCTCTTGCTTCAGCCGGGGGAAATCCTGCTGAAATTGAGGAGAGGCCTGAACCACGTCTGCGCCACTTTTCCGGATCGCGGTAATCATCTGATCGGCGGCGCGCTCCGCCGGGGAAACCCGCTGCTGCGCCTGCTGGCGTTGCTGCTGTTCGCGGTGTGCATCGCCGCGCGGAGCAGCAGACTGCCCGTCATCGTCAACCTCGGCAGACAGGCCCAATGCGGCTTTGAGGGTGTAGCGCTGCAAGTAGGTGACGGCGCTACCTACCGCCTGAAAGCTGTTCTTGCTGCCGGAGCCATCGGGGGCGCCGGCGAGGGTGGTTTCCTCGGAGTGGCCTTCGGCGTGAGCGATGATGCAGGTGACGCGAACGCCGCCTTGCCCCTGGTCGGTGCGGAAGCGATAGGACAGTCCGTATCGCGATAGGATCGGGTCAATTACCTTGGCAATACCGGCCAACGTTTCGTGCCTGTAGTTGGTACGTTTCCCATCGCGGTTCGTGTAATCGACCGTCGCGTCCTTCATGATCGGTGGAATCTCTGCGCGAGCCTCAGAAAGGGCACGGGCGAACGCCACTCGGGCTTGATCTTTCTCATGCTCCCGCTTCAGCGCCAGCATGCGCTCCAGCTTGTCCAGATCGGCGTCAGGGTTCAGCATGATACGCTCGATCATCGATACCATTGGGTCGGCTGGCAGTTGCGCTGCCTGGTGTGGCTCAATCTTGGTGACTTCGTTCATGTCTCGTTCCTTTCGGAAAAGCCCCCGACGGCACACACAGTGCGGACAGGATGGCCGCCGGGGTTAGGTGGCCGCGCTGAGGGCAGGTGCGCGGCTCAGGGAGTGTTCAGTGCGACTTGTGGGGCTCAATGGCGTGGGCGATGTTGCCGACCGCCTTGTGCGCACCTCCGCCAGCGAGGAAGGTGACCAGCAGGGCGGCGAGCATCCAAGTAATGGCGCAGACCAGCCACGCCATACCCTTGCGGGCGAGGTAGCAGCCTTCGTATTTGTCGGCGGGGGAATTGACCCGGGCCAGGTGGTGCCCCATGTCATTCTCCCCGCCCAGCCCCCGGCGGGCTGTTCCGTGTGAGTGAGTGGTGGCCGGGGTTGTGGTGATGAGGGTCATGGCGGATCACTCCGCCGCCAGCGTGCCGCCAAAAACGCGGTCGCCAGTCTCGTATTCGCTCTGCACCTGCTCGATCAGGTGCTGCTCCTTGCCGCGCAGCATGTCGAGTGCCGCGGGGGTGTCCTCGCTGATAAAGTTCAGCAGGTCGCAGTTGTAGGGGTCAGCCAAGTTGCGGCGGATGGTCAGGCCGGAAACCTTCACAGCAATGATCTCGCCGGTCACGGTCCAGGTTTCGGTCAGGTGGCCGGTTTCCGGATCCGCATCCTCTCGGGTCACGTCGAAGGCAAGCGCGGCCTCAACAGCCAGATCACCGCAATCAATCTCGAAGTCGGGCAGCTCCAGCATTTCGCTGTGGCGGCGACGCGCCGGACGTGGAGCAAGGCTCAGGTTGGCGCGGGTCGCGGCGTAGTAGCTGTTGATCGTATCGACGGGTCTGTGCATCTCGGCTCTCCCTTTTCGTGAGAACCGTTCTACAGGGGACAAAAGTCCCCGTCAATACGATTGGGGGATAAAAATCCCCACAAGCCTTTCGTGCGCGACCCCACTCATGCTGCACTACCTCTGCCAGCACATGGCGCGCCCAAAGAAAAACCCCGCCAGGGCGGGGCAAAGCGAGTTGGTCAGGGTGTCTACTGTGCTGCTGAGTTGAAGAATGCCAAGATTTCCTGGCGCAGCACGAGAGCGGCCAGTCCGAGTATGTAGATTGACAGCCACTTATAGTCGATTTTGCTGTCTAACTTGGTATCGATGCGGGCGAGCGACACCTCGATGGAGGTCAGACGCTCTTCGACCTTGTCTATCTTGCCTTCAAGTCTCGATACGCGGGCTTCCATGCTGCTACCTCCGCCATCCCCATTATATGGGGGCTCGCCGCCTCCACGCAAGCTGCCGCTGCTTGAGCCGTCTGTTCCAAATCGCCCCTTAACAACCTTTTCACTCACTTTTTTCACCGCTCTGGGAGTTGTCATCTGGTTTAATAAGGTCGGGTTTCGCCAAACCCATGTGTATAGCATTAAATTGCTGCACGTTAGCGCAATTCTCGCAAACGATGGATATCGTGGGGTACCTTCTACCATACAAATTTGGTTCACTCCCGATCATTTGTACTGGTGAAACGATGCAGTCAAAGGTGGACCAGTCAGAGTTTTTGCACATCGGGCAAATAAGGCTAACTCCCTTTTTCTTGAACCAGTCGTTGACGTAGAGGAGCAGATCGTTGTCGATTTTCCCGTCTTCGATGCTCATTGGGGTTTTTTCCTCGCCAGTTCCTTAGGCCAATGTAGCCGGACACGCGCTGCCCAATTGAGCCGCACATTCCACATCGTGTTTGCGCCGGGGTTCAATGATATCAGGTGGAATAGCCCTGGCTCATCTCCTGCCTTTACTTGCTTGACCCAGCCCATACCGTCCGCGTCTTCGCATACGCATCGATAGCCAATGACATCGGATGGTACGGCGTCATGGCCGTTGCGGGTGTAGAACAGTAGGTCGCCGTGAGAATACACAGGTTCCATGCTGTCGCCCTCGATTTCAACCGCTACGATACCATGCGGGGATAGGCCGGGCGGGCATTCCACTTGCGGGCCGTCGCCTTTCTCGTAGGCGTCGAACACTGGCACCTGAGCGCCGGCGCCGACCTTGCCGGCGATGGCGATGGTGGGAGTTCGGTCGAACTCGCCGGCCATGAAGTTTTCCAAGCTTACGCCGACTGCGCTTGCCAGCCTTAGAGCGTCCTCGGCGTTCGTCGTGAGCGTTTTGCCCTGTTTGATTTTCTTGAGTTGCTCGTAGGACACGTCCGCCTTATCCGCCAGCTTTTTCAGGGACAGGCCGGAGGCGTCTAGCGCAAGATTGAGGGCGTCTTTGAATGAGTGGGGCATGTGGAGACAATAGTCCCTTGCCGCCCCGTGAAATAGGAGAGGATTGTCCCTTGCGTGATGGGGATAATTATCCCTATATGTGTGCATGACCATCCAAAAGCTCATCTCCGAAATCGAAGCGCACGCCCGCAAGAGCGGGATTGCACCAGCTACCGTGACTAGCCGGGCGGTTGGAAATAGCCGCCTCTACGCTCGCCTGAAGGACGGCAAGAGCTGCACGATTGATGTCGCCGAGCGCCTGCGAGCCTTCATGAAAGCCGAGGCCAAAAAGCGCAGATCGCGCCGCCATTGAGCCAGTCATCCCCGATGCCATTTCCCGCTTCCATACGCAGAACATGGGGGCGGCCTGACACAACCCCAAGGAAACGAGGTTTCCCTATGCGTGACGTAATCAACGCTCAAATGGCTGCCCTGATCGACAGCCCGGCCTTTGGCTGCCTCGATGCAGCGGCGGAAGCTATCCGCGCGAGAACCGGTCAGCCGGTTGGCAAGGGTACGCTTTCCCGTCGTCTGTCGGGGCAGTGCGGCTGGCCTATTGATGAGGTTTGGGCCCTGGAGGACGCAGCAGGTCGTCACCCGGTCACTCGGTACCGTATGCGGCGGATGAACCCTGACGAGAAGACGGCTGCGGGTTCGATCCTGTCGCAGGCTGGCGCCATCAGCAAAGAGGCGGGCGAGGCTGTATCTGCGATCCTAGCGGCAGAGCAGTCCGCCAGCGCCGCTGATTGGGCTGCGGCTGGTGCCGAAATTGACGAGGCCATCGACGTTCTGCGCCGCGCTCGTGCTTGCGCGGAAGCGAAAGTGATCGGAGGGCAGCATGACTGCGCCTGACCCAATTATCACCGCAATTAACCGCCAGCGATCTTCCTGCTGCTTGTTCGCCTTGCGGATCCACATGCGCCGGGCTGGCAAGTGGCGCGACGAGCTGCACGGTCCGGCATTCGACGCCAGGACTGCAGAGATAGAAGCGGGGTGGAAATGACTGCTGCATCTGCAAAAGGTCTTTTCCGCGCCACCGGCAAGGTGTCGACCGACACTGCGCCGCGCGAAGAGCATGATTTCTATCGTACGCCTGCCGAAGTGACGCGCGCGTTCTTGGCCTATGAGGGCACCCGCCTGCGCGAGCTGGGTTCTGTTTGGGAGCCGGCCTGCGGCGACGGAGCGATGAAGCGGGAAATCGAGGCGTTCGGCTTGGGCTGCGTGGCGTCTGACCTGATCGACCGTGGGTGTGATGGCGCCGAAATCCGCAGCTTCTATGATTTCTCGATCACTATGGCCCCGGCTATCGTGACCAATCCGCCGTATTGCGAAATCAACGCGCGCGACGGAAAAGGGCGCTGGCTGGAACATGCGCTATCCATGGGCGCGCAGTACGTTGCCTTCTTTCTGAACGCTGACTGGCCATATGCGGCCGGGCTGTCGGAGCTGCTGGCGCGTAATCCAATTAGCCGCGTCTATGGCTGCCGCTGGAAGGTGGATTTCACTGGCAAGGGCTCCCCACCGCAACGCAACGCGTGGTTTATCTGGGACCGCGCATGGCTGGGGGAAGAGACTGCTTTTCGCCTTATGGACCGGCAGGATGCTCGGCAGGGGGCATTGCTATGACCGCCTTGATCCGCCCAGCCTCGTTCTGCGCCACCGAGACGACAGGCGCCTGTACATCGACAACAGGTGTACAGGTTGACCCTTTGGACGCGCTTTTCCTGCGCCTGAAGCAGCAGCAGGAGGCCGACATTGCTTCGCAGGACCGAGAGGCAGAGCGCCTTGCCGCCCTGATCGGCAGCAACGGTGGTCCGCCACTGGTGGAGCCGTTCGGCATCGATGCCCCTTGGTTCCAGTTCGCTGAGGCCGAGGAGGTCGAGCGCCTAGCCAAGCTGCATGTGCGGATCGAGCGCCGCAAGCTGATCCTCTCCGAGGACGTGGGTGAGCGCAAACTGATCATGAAGCGCTGCATCCGCCGGATGCGCCGTGCCGCGGGGAAGGGCTGATGGGGAAGCGCATCGATCGAGAAGGCCCGATCCATCGTGCCTGTCTGCAGTTCCTGCGGGCGGTTCTCCCCGGCGCGCTGATCCATCACAGCCCGAATGAGCTGGACATGGCCGGCAAGTCGGCGATGCGGGCGGTTGTCAAAGCCAAGAGCTTTGGGATGCAGCCCGGCTGGCCGGATCTGGAGGTGCTGTATCGCGGCCTGTTTATGACTTTCGAGGTCAAGGCCGAGGGCGGAGCCATGTCTAAATCACAGCGCGCCATGCGTGACGCCTTCGCGGCGCAGGGGGTGCATTACGCTGTGGTCCGCTCTGTCGATGATGTGAAGGAAGCCCTGGACGATTGGGGCATTGACTACAGGGGGCAGGTGACATGAGCGGCGTTCCGTACATCCGCTTTTTCGGAGACGACTGGTTGTCGGGCACTCAGGATTTGAGCCTTGAAGAGCGCGGTGCGCTGGTGACGATTGTTGCTCTCATAGCGGCCACAGGCCAGCCCCCGGCGCTCGACTATCAGCGCCTCGCGCGTCGCTTCGGATGCACGCCCGGCAAGGCCAAAAAGGTGATCGCGGCGCTGGAGGCTTTGGGCAAAATCAGCATCGAAGGCGAAACCATCCACAACACCCGAGCGCTGTCTGAAACTGAGTTTTCGCTGAAAAAATCTGAAAAACAGTCTGAAAACGCGTCCGCGCGTTGGGCGAAAAAAACGGAAAAACCTAATGAAAACAATGGTAGGTTCGGTGCCGTGGCAGTGCCGCGGGAATGCCAACCAGAACCAGAACCAAAGGTAAAAGAAGAAGCTAAAGCTTCTTCCAAAAATAGGCGCGGCACTCGATTGCCTTCTGACTGGCAGCTACCACGAGAGTGGGGCGAGTGGGCGCTATCTCAGCAGTGGCCGGAATCCGTGATCCGGGCTGAGGCCGATAAATTCCGCGACTACTGGCACAGCGTGGCCGGGCAAAAGGGCGTCAAACTCGACTGGCTCGCCACATGGCGCAACTGGATGCGCAATTCCAAAACACCCAAGATCATCCCTGGAGGCCAACATGCAGAAGCTCCCCGCCACCCCCACCGGTTTCAACGCGTTGTCACCGCAGCAGCAGCAGGCACATCGGGCCAAGATTGGGGTTAGGGCGCAGGCCATCCTCGGCCAGTTCTGGCACGACGCCGAAACACCCGACGCCGTACAGGCTATCGAGCTGGAAGGCTGGATGGACGTTCTAGAAAATTGCAGTCACAGCGAAATCCGTGCAGCGTGGCGCGACTATCAGACGGATCCGACCAACCGCACAGCCCGCGGCCGCCTCGCCAAGCCTGATGCAGGCGCAATCCGGTCGATCATTCTTCGCAAACGCCCCAAGCCTCAGCTTGTGCAGACAGAGCCGGAGAAACCCACTGGGCCGCGCGTCACTGCAGAGCAAGCACAGAACATCATACGCGAGGTTGGTTTCGATCCTACTGCCGGCGGCCAGATTCACAAGCGCATGCCCGGCATCTGTGAGCGCCCCAAGCAGCAGGAGGCCCAGTGATGGCCGGTTCTCTCAACAAGGTCATGCTCATCGGCAACCTCGGCCGCGATCCCGAGGTTCGGACCTTCCAGAACGGCGGCAAGGTCTGCAACCTGCGCATTGCCACTTCGGAGACCTGGAGGGACCGCGATACCGGCGAGCGCCGCGAGCGCACCGAGTGGCATTCCGTGTCCATCCTAAGCGAGGGTCTTGTCCGGGTGGCGGAGCAATATCTGCGCAAGGGCTCCAAGGTCTACGTCGAGGGCCAACTTCGGACTCGCAAATGGCAGGACCAAAGCGGGCAGGACCGGTATTCCACCGAGATCGTCCTGCAAGGCTTCGGCGGCACGCTGACCATGCTGGACGGCCCCAATGGAAATCAGCAATCCGGGCATGAAAACAACGGCTATGGCGGCGGGTATGGCTCCGATGGAAATCAGAGCGGCGGCTACGGCGGCGGCAACATCGATGACGACGAGATCCCGTTCTGATGGCGAACCGACCCGCGCAGCCCG